TACTCGACCTGCTTGAGAAGATTGTTCTCCACGGGACGGTTGAGCTGAGTGATCTTCTCTGTCCCATCGGTATAGGCGATACCGAACTGACTACCTTTGAGTTGTTCCTCAATAGCAGCCCGACGTTTCTCGGCTCGATCCTCCTGCATCGTAGACTTCACAACGAACGGAAGCTGGATGATGATGTCCAACTTACCTGAGCTGTTTCGGTCATCGACGAGGTCCATGAGACTGAGTTTCGTACGAAGTCGAGTAAGGGTTGAGTTCGATTCGTTCATTACCTGGAAGAGAGGGTTCTCCACCAGAGCAACGTATCGTTTCGGAACCGTTAGTTCTTCCCGAATACCCTTCTCTTCGTTGTACACCTCGATACGAACTCTATCGGGAAGCCATGTTACTACTCGACCTACCCGCATAGTGTAAATATCGAAGAACTCGCTGGTGTTCGGATCAATCGTTGTGTCGATTGGAACAATAGCGGCGACACCGTGATCGAACATCGTTTGCACAATGTCTTGCCGGAATTGGCGAGGTCCCTGATCAATGTTCGGTTCGATTCGAAGAGCGTTCTGAAGTTTACTCTTCAAGTCACCGACGTACCGATCTAAATCGTCAACTTCTACGTGACGAAGCTCGACTGCCGCAACATCGATCCCGATCCGGGTGTAGATAGAGGCGATGATTGAGCGCTCAGATGAATATGTGGTCCTCTGCTTGTGCGGCTGAACAGAGCTACTAACCCCACCGTAGGAGAAGGGAGTTTTGATCTCCACCTCTTCTTTGTTCACAAACACGTTCCACGCTTGACTTAGCCGGTCTCTGATACCCAAGTCGGTCTACCTCCTTTCGAACTAGTTGCGCTAGGGTTGTCACTCAAACGCCTCCTTGTGCATCTTGTAGGCAACATAGGCGTTAACCAGAGCGGCCACGTTGTCGATCTTCTCTTCGGCCCGTCGCTTCACAAGCTTCCGGTTTCCGTTGGTGTCTTGCATAGTTACTGCATTCCCCAACGTGAATGCCATAAGACCCTGATCGAAGAGTAACTGTCGTTGTTCCGCAAGGATTTTGAGTTCACCAAGAGGAACTGACTCTGTCCGAGCGCCTTGTCGAACCATCTCAACGCCGAAGGGGCTGTTCTCAGCTTCCCACCTAGACACGAATTCCCGTGCATTGTACGGGTCATAGCCGAAAGCATTGACGTCGTACCGAGAAGCGATGATGTAGGCATCAAGATCATCGTAGACTACCATCATGTCTAGGACGTTCCCGTCCATGATCTGAAGGCTTCCCTCACGTATAAACTCCTCATACTTAATGCGAAGAGCTGCAGGAAGTTTAGTAAACGTCAGGTGTGTGATGTAACTTCGGGTCTTAATTCCGAACGCACCATTGGGTAGAGGAAAGAGAAACGTGAATGCGCAGAAGTCATCACCTTGTGAAAGGTCAGCTCCAAGAGCACACGGCATCTCCCAGAAGTCTCTCCTAGGGTGTGGGATTGTATCTTCGTACGTGAAGTAGTAGGTATACCCCTCCATGGGGATACCAAAGCGCTTTGCTAGGATATCATTCCTCGCCGCTGGCGCTTTCTCCGCTCTTTCCACATCCAAATGGTAAACGTCATAAGTTACGGTCTTGTTCAGGTTTGGATTCGCCTTGAGCCACATCTCAGGCTGGCCAACTTCTTCGACATCGTCGAGTTTGTAGTGCCAAATCGAAACATGAGGCGCATGGTACTCACCTTTTAGGATGTCAGCGAGTTCCATTTTGATTGTGTCGCCGGAGCCGTTTCTGACAGTTCCTTCTGAACTAATAGCAACGATCAAGTAGTCTTCAAGTTTAGAAGCACCCTGTTCGATAGCGCCGACAACGTCTTCTCGGAGATCACCAGACAACCATTCGTCAATTGTGTTGATCTTACTTCGTAGACCTTGCAGCTTGTTGATGGCCATAGGCCGAACTTCAAGGTAAGATCCAGTTAGAAGGTTCTCAATGCCCTTCTTAGTAGACGCCAACTTCTGCCGCTGGCTAGGGCTGCTAGTTGCATGAATAGACCCATCAGTAAGGAACTTGAATAGGGGCCCTCTAGACCGAATGATGGAGGTGCGGAAGGGTGCCATCACCTCATCGGCCAGTTTCATCGTTGGGGCTGTTTGAACACCATGGGTTGTGGTGGTGTCTACGTTGAGGAAGTAGGCCTGGATGCAGAAGGCGTACATCGACTTGGCTGCGCCTCGGGCCACGATGAGGTACTGTTTCGTGGTGAGACGCTTCTTAACGGTCTTCTTCACGTAGCGTGCTGGCATCCCTTCGGCGCCTGGCACATACACATCACGCTCTACGTAGTAGTACCAGCAGAAGATCTGTTCTGCCCAGAGTTTGAACGTGTCTAAGAGATAAAGATCGCTTCCATCAGTGAGAGTTAACTCATTCTCACAATACTTAATGAATCCCTCTACGGCTTTCTCGTCGTAGTAATACAGTGGGTTCTCGATGAGCGCATCGATTCGGTTCATCTCGAGTGAAATCTCCCGGTTCACGGGAATCTCTCTGTTGAGAACCTTTTGGCGAAACTCTCCGTAGTACTTAGGCGTCGCCTGGTTATCTAGTGCTACCCTCATCGATCACCTCCATCACTTATGGTTCTTTACCAGGCCTCAGAGTCCAGTTGTCTGGATCAAACCCTGGCTTTCGCTTATACCCAGGAGGAGCAGATGAGCCGGTAGTTGGTAATGCTCGACCGGTCGTCGGGATCGCTCCAGGGTACTTACTCTTCGGGATCTTAGTGTTCGCCGCCGTATCCGCCGCTTCTTTTCCGAAATCCCAAGCGTCTTTTGCTCTAGCTTTAGGGTTCGTCATAGTATCACCTATGTTTGGATAAATAGGTTTTGGCCGTTCATTAGCGCCCTTTCTCTCGCCAAGCCGACCGAGAAGGTAATACACAGCAAGACTACCAGCGCCAACAAGAGCGGTTTTCGCAACCTGTTTACCTGAGTCAGCGATCAATTGTTTTGTTGCAGTCCTACCGGGCTTCTGATCCTGTTTGATCGTGTCTTTCAGTTTCTTTTCTGTGCTGAGTCTCTCGGCATAGGCTTTGAGTGTTTGATCATCAAGAGTTCGAACATCTTTAGCGGCAGCGTCTCGCAAACTCTTTGCTTCACGATCAGACTTACCAACCACACCACTGGTATCACGGACGAGCCCGTTTGCCGGATCATCCTTCCCAGTTCGTGCTTCAGCCTTGGCGAACTTGGCCTGTTTCTCGGCGAGCTTTGTCTCAAGACGAGCGTTAGCTGCAGCAGCCTTCGCATCTGCGGTGGCCGTCCGTGCTTTAGCGACAGAAGCTTTAGCGTTAGCCCGAGCGGTGTACTGCTCAGCCTTAGCAACCTTCTTCTCGGCGGCCGCTTGGACTTTGGCGGTGCGATCTGCCCGGCGCTCTTCCCGAGACCGGCGAACACCCCACTGCATTCCCTTAACACCATAGTGCTCGAGGAAAGACGTGCCGTTGTCAAGATCTGACTGAGCAAGACCGAGCTCTGCGTCGATGAGCTCCAAACCCTTGATGAATCCGTTCTTGTCACGGGCCACCTTAAGTTCAAACTCTTCGAAATCAACGTCGTCATCGGCCTGGGCCAGAATATAACTCGCTGTACCGAGACCAACAGCCAGGTTGGCACGTCGCTCAGCCGTCTTGGTCCGAGTGATGCGCATAACCATAGTTCCATTCGGAGACATCGAAGCCGTAGCAGTCTTTCGCCCGTTGGGGCTGACCCCGACGATAGACCTGGCCGACGTATCAAGATGTTGGTTGATGATGTCCACCGCTTGGCGGTCATACGCTCGACGTTCTCGCCCCTTGAGGGGTCGGTCAGGCAAACTCTGGCCGAGGGCCCTCAAATCATTGACGATTCGTGGCCCGGCATCATCCAACACCTTCATAGCTGTCTCTTGCGTCAGGCTCTTCTGACGCCACTCCTTCTTGCTCCCGAGCTTGCCCGGCTTCTCGGGGTTCGCTGCCTTTCGAGCGTTAGCCCTATCTACGCCAGCGGCTTCCTTTTGAGCCTTACGCTCTGCTTTGGCGTTCTTGGTCTGGATCTTGACCAACTTGGCAGCAGCCTTCTCGTTCTTAGCGGTCTTCTTCTCAGATCGCTTGGCCAATCGCTCCTGTGAGGAGATGCTCTTACGAACGCCCCATCGCTGACCCTTAACACCGTAGTGTGCGAGAAAGGTCTGAGTAGCGTCGGCGACCCCGCTCATTGCAACAGCAGCACCCAAATCGTTGAGCTCGATCTCAGGTCCGGCGAACTCATCGGTCCAGATCATGAGCTTATCGAAACCGATATAGTAGAACTCGCTGACCTCTCGAGGGTCTTTCTTCGCCGGAGAGTCCGGGTAACCGAGAGTCAGATGAGGAGTCCAGCCATCGAACTGCTCAGTCTTCTCGTAGGCTTCCCGAATCGTCGTGTCCTGGAGAAGGTAAGCACGGAATAGACTGATCGCCGAGTTCTCTTCGTTGTGGAAGAACAACACGTCGGCGTCATCGTCGCCGAGAGTACCTCGCTTATCGACCGACATACCGAAACGGTGGAGCGTCGTGTCTGCAACATGCGTGACGAACTCCTGAACCTTTCGGTAATCCTCTTCCGCAAGTGCATCGCCCAAGTAGAGCAACGTCATGTGTGGAATCTTCTGGCTAGAGACGGCCCAGACAGGGTCGCTCTTATTAGGAACTGCTACGATAGCAACACCACTCATAACGAACCTCCTAGGGATCGATCACGACAACGACAGGAATAAGCGGACCCTGCGCATGCTCTGCGTATGCGGCCATTCGGTACTCAAGTTCGGCGATCTGGTCTTGTCGAGCCTTGATCAAGAACGAGGTGGTCGGAGGGTCCCAAAGAAACTGCGTCTTCAGGAAGATGTAAGACCGAGCCATGTTAAGAACCTCTGGTTCTAAGGCAAGCAGGTCCCACTTGGCCGCCATGTCCTGAATAGACTTCGGCTCGAGTAAGACACCCATCTGAAACAACACAGATAAAGATGTATTAATGTGCGTCACAATGTCTAAATCAAACGCATCATCGTCTGAGTCTAGGCCCAAAATTTCTTTTGTTGCGATTAGGATACTGGATTCCATGGGTCACCCCCTTTGCCAGAGTTTAGTGTCTCCAGGTGTTCGATCAGGGACGCCTGGTTGGTAAATATCAGCGCCAAAGTGAATAGCGTTGTGTGTCTGTTTCGTTGTAGTGATGAGATACTCAGGATCAAGAATCCACTCTTCACCAGATACGAGGTCATGAGGTGTCATTGGGTTTATGTGATGAATCAAGAGTCCGTCGGCGATTTCGTACCCCGGGAATCCTAAATCGCATCCATTGTCCCTAGAAATGACATACGCCCTAATTTGCTTCCATTGAGGAGACGCATAGAACTGTTGATTTAGATGACGGTCAAACCCAAATGTTTCATGGCCAACCTGGCCATCCAACTTAAGGTAATCGAACCGATCGACGAACGCATCCGCTTGGATTAGTTCGCTATAGGTCCTGATAGCCACCTGGTTCTCCCTCGTAGACCTCGTAATCTTCATCGTTTCCGCTGTATGCACGGAAAGCATTTAGCGCATCAGCCAACAACTGCTCCTGCCTGTTATCTTGGGCCATCTTTTCGGCCTTCGTAGCCAGAAGTAGATTCTCATGCTGGATTCTCTGTTGCTCAAGTGCTTCCCGTTGAGACCCAGCCTTAGCAAAGAACAACGTCTCTTGTGCGGTAGCAGATCCGTCGATCAAACGCTGCTCAAGCAGTTGGTAGGCAAGGGACTGCAGCTGTGATTCACGCTCTTGTGGCGTTACGGCAGGCCTTGCTGGTCTGCGTGCTTGTCTAGCCATTCCCCCACCTCCTAACTGTTACTTGAGTGCTTCTTTGACCCAATTAGCGAGTGCGATCTGGGTTAGAGCGCCCATGATCCCATTAAACGGAGGGCCGTTCCCGAAGTGTTTCTTTCCCTTCGAGGTATACTGGATGAATCCCTCACAGAACTCCTGAAACTCTTTGACTGCCGCAATGAACTCGGCGTCAACGGGACCAGTCATCTTGATATCTCGACCACGGCGGTACTTCTTAACGATGTTAAGCATAGCCCGAGCAAAGTCAACGTTTGCGCCACGATCACCAAGGTGGTACGGCTTTGGTTTACCCGGGGGCAGAACCAACTTCATGCCGCCTTTGATCCAATCGTACCGTGCTCCACCGGGGCACTCAGTTGACTTGTGATCACGGTGGCCAATTGCAGAATATGGAGCAGCGGTCTTGTCGGCGATGTACTTCACACAGTCTCGGAACGCAGCCTTCTCCGTAACGTTGAACGGGTTACCCGCTCCAGCCATCATCATGATGGCATGACTGGTCTGATTGCCTTGATTGGTGCCGTTGGCGCCGTTCCAGACGTTGAGTCCACGACCCTCGTAGACGTACCCATGCTGGCAGATCCCGAAGTTATAGGCGATGTCGTTCCAACCACGGCCGGCGATGTGGAACGCCTGAATACCACGCCAGATTCCGGCGCAATATGCGTGACTGAAGACCGGGCTTCCCTTGATGGTTACCGTCGGCCCGTTCCAGTGACCAGTCGAAGGCTTCGAGAGGTTGCCTCGGGTCACCTTCTTAGGGGGGCGAAGTCCTGCTTCGGCTCGAGTTACAAGCTTCATGCGAACGCCTCCCCCATCTTCTCAGGCTCCACGCCGGACTCTTCGAGTTCGACGAACAGATCCAGGAGTTCGGTAGGCACGGACGGGTCCATGTCCTCGGCTACTGCTTCTTCGGTTTCTTCAGGCATGTGTTTCCTTTCAGCCTCTCTCACAATGGAGTCCATTGGGAGGCGTGAGGTCAAGTTGGTTGACGTAGATGTCGCAGAGTGCGGCACGATTCAGATTCGTGAAATCCGTGTTGGTGTCGCCAAGCCTTGTGAAGGCGATGATTGACAACGTACCCAAAACGACAAATGCCACAATGTTGGCTGCGGCCATTACTCGAATCTGATGAAGAAGGAGCGTTGCTCGTTGAGGCAGCGTCTCCATGTTAGGTTCGCCCGGTGGTGTAGCCCGGCGCATTAGGACCGTGAACAGACCATAGGCCAGCACACTAATGAGAACCCCAATCAGAATTCCAAGTCCAATCATCCTTTAATTCCTTTCACAAAGTTTGCGCCAAAGATCGAGGCCGCCAGTCCCATCATCGTTGCATAAACAAATGGTGAAAGCTCGAAGGCTGTAGACAAAGCATCAGCGACGATGCCAACGGCCCACATGGCGGTAATCACGACTGCGATGGCGTTTCGAATCTGTTGAGAGACTAGATCGAGTGGTTGTGGATCGGAGATGCTCCCAGAGGACCCCGGCAGCGAATCCGAATCCTCCTCCGACGAGGGATGCGATGAAGGCATTTGACACTTCCATAAGTTCTCGCTTTGAGTGGGTCTGTTTGTCTTGTCTATGTCTGAACTATCTACCCGCCCAGCTCATAGCTCGGGCTCGGGGCTTGGTTCCGACGGCAGATCTAAGAAACATACGAGAAGAGGCGAATTCAAAACCGGGTAGGGTTCGCCGCCCTCTTCTTTAATAATATCCATGTACCCAACGGTTTGAGCGATCTCTTTTGTGATTCCGTTATCTAAAGATAAACGAAGCTCACCCGTCCTACCATCGCCAACAATGTCGATGTCCCACGTGGCAATCAAACGTGACTTAGGTGATCGTGTTTCTCGAATTTGGCTAATAAAGTTAGCGCCAGTTGGGTTGTAACCTAAACTAACCAAATGAACCGTTGTTCTGTCACGGTAAACTTCAACACAGGACATGATCACCTCTTTCTCAGTTGATTAAAGATTAAAGCCCCGCCAGATAATGAGCGTCTCGTCGAGCGTCGCTCAACCGGCTTGTGAAGAGTGCTGCTCCCGCCATCGTGCAGGCAAGATCAGAACCTCCACCAGTGCCGTTTCCGCCGAACACCAGTGATCCAGCGGAAGCGAAGCCCGTCGAAGAATCACCACCCCAGCCGTTGAAATTGGTCTTGGCGAGTTCAACGCCGTTTCGGCGGATCGAGTTCAAGGTGTAGTCGCCCGTAGCTCTCGAAATGACGATTGACCAGTATTCCCAAGTATTTGCTGTCCCCTCGGGGAAAGATGTCGTCCGGTACGTGCCCCCACTAGTCATCGAAGCCGTCACAACGACTGTCGTTCCAGTGAAAGAGTGTGCCTGGAAGTACCTGTATGGCAAGATTGCAGCTTCAATGAAGGAGAGGAACACCTCGTTGTCTCCCCACACCGGAACCTTCATCCAGAACTCGACTGTGACTTCGGTAGTACCAGCCAAGTTCAAGGGGCTACTTACTACCCCTTCACCCGATCCAGAGAACTGGACAGCCTTGGAAAGCTTGCTCGTAGGACCAGCAACATTGACTGTTGCTCCTGCATACGTACCATTTCTACCATTACCAGAAGAGTCAACCATTGTTGTGCCAGATGCTTCGTCCATCATCCAAATACCGAGAGGCGAGTCAGCCAATAGAGCCTGTAGATAGCCACCAGAGAATCTGTGTGAATCAATAAGAGTAGCCATCAGACGGCACGGGTTCCATAAAGTGTAACCTTCAAACCCTTAGCACCAGTACCTGCTACATCGATGTCAAAGGTAATCTCTGCATCGTCAGCAATTGCGGAATCAGAGATAACTGCTGCCGTAGCAGCCGTCACAGATGTCTTCTCGGATGCATCAATTGTCAACTTGGTTGAAAGAATGGAACTTCCACCCTCATTGATATCTACTGTAGGAATTCCCGACGACGAAGCGGTATTAAGGGAGGCTCGAACACCAACGAGTGTGAACGGCCATGGGGCTCGCCAAGTGACCTTAGCTGTACCCGATGTGATCGTGGTGATTTCATCTGATAAAGCAATAGTCTCGCAGACAGGAAACGTTGCTTTTGGCTGAAGACCAACGACCTTTACATAACCATCGGTCCCCAGTATAGCTTGATTGTCTTCGTCTGTTGAAGTATTTCCCGAACCAGGGAGACCGCTAGCCCCCGCAGGCCCGGGGGGACCTACTGGACCGGTTGGCACAATAGTTGTTCTACCGTTTTCAGTCACAACGATTTGTTGGGGCACGGTCTTCCTTTCTGACTTAACGTGTTACTGTGAGTCTATAGGCGACTGGCCCATTCGAATAGCAGAGATAAAGGCTAAGTTAGCCGCTTTTATCTCGAGAATCGTGTTGGTAGCTGGGTTTCGATTTGCTGCTTCCCATTCGGATAGAGCCTGGTCACTCACTGAAAGGTTTGTTTCTCCAGCGACCCAAAACCATCCGTCAGCACCTTCGCCACCAGTCTCGTCAAGGTTAAACGAAGGCCCACAAACCCGTAATCCGCCGTCTACAAGTTCTCCATCTTCCATTCGCTTGTACCAGGTCATGATCCGGTCACCGTCCATCCCTTACCAGTTGCGATCGACGGTGTATCACTAGTGGTACCGGGGTTGTTGGTCACGGTCAAGACCTGCGACCCTGCTGCCGTTCCGAGGCTGGTGTAGAGGGCGTCAAGGGCTGCGGAATCAAGGGCTGCGCCGCTAACGGTGAAGGTGCATCGCATCCCCGCAAGAACGATCGAGCGGAGAGAGGTCAGACTGCTCAAGGTCGGGGAGTTCGCCGGGTTCGCTACCCCGCTCATGTTGATCGACAGCACTTGGAGTGCTGTGCATCCAGTAAACGCTGTCGCCCAGTTCGCCACGCCAGATGTGTTCGTCAGGGCAGCCACAGAGGCGAGGGAGGCGCAGTTAGCGAACATGGAGGAAGCGATGATGACGGAGGTCATGTCGTAGGCGGGGCACGTTTGGAGGGCACCGCAGGTTAAGAACATGTTGTCCATCATGGTGACCTTGGATGTGTCGGCGAACGCAGGAGCTGTCCTCAGGGACGTACAACCGGCGAACATCACCGCCATGGTTGTCACCTTGGACGTGTCGTAGGCAGGAACGGATACGAGCGAGCCACAACCGTTGAACATCGAGTTCATGGCTACCACTTTGGACGTGTCCATGGCGGGGGCCGTCACCATCGACGAACAGCCGGTGAACATGCCGGTGGTGGACAGGTTCGCCGGGGTGTTGAGGGTCGGGGTGTTGTCCAGGCTTCGGCAGCTATTGAACATGTAGGCGGTAGTCAGCGCCTTGGTTGTGTCGACGGCGGCGATGGAGGTCAACGATCCACATAAGGCGAACGTGCTGTCGAAGTTCGTCGAGTTTCCGGAGTTCACTGCCCCGATAGAACGAAGACATTGGCATCCCGTGAACGTGCCTTGGAGCGTCGTGACCAGTGAGTAATCGTAGTTCGGAACCGACACCATCCTCGAACAACTGGAGAACGTACTCTGCATACTGGTCACGCTTGACGTGTTCATGGCCGGTCCCGCAAGCAGGGACACGCAGGCAGTGAAGGTGTACGCCAAATTCGTTGGCGTGGACAACTCGAGTCCTTCGATCAGCCTAAGGCTCGGAAGGCTTGCGAAGGCGTTGGCCCACGTCCCGGTATTAACCGACGAGTACGCCTTGAAGTGCTGGAGCATGTAGTTCTTCTGCGTCGAGGCCGAGTCTCGGACGAGGGGCAAGGTCCCGTTCGGCGACGAGAACTCGAAGTCGAGCATTCCCGAGTTGTAGTTGGCGGGGGCCGAGGCGTGCTTGGCGTCACCCGTGAAACCTGTAAACACCCCCGCACCTTGCGGGTATATCTGCACCATCGCCGTCTTGTACCCGAGGGTAGTGACGGCCCCGAGGGCACCGGCCCACGAGAAGATGTGGGATGCGGCAGCACCGGATGCGAAGTTCTCCAACGCCGATCCATCCCCCCAGTCGACGGTGTAGTCCGTACCAGCAGGATCGAGGCGGATGTAGTTGCTGGACCCGTTCCATACTGCGAAGAGGATGTTGTACCTCTGCTCACCGGGCGTGATGGTCGGCATCGGAAGCCAGTCGGCAGGACGAACCCACGTCTCGTTGAGAACGGATTTACCGCCACTTCTTGCCAGATTTTTTGATGCGAGACCAACGGTCATGAGAACTCCTGTCCGTACGCCCCGAACGAAATATGAGCAGCCTCAGCGTAAACTGACAAAACGTCGCCTACAGCAAGGGTCAAACCTTCTACAAAAGAGAAGCGATCATTACCAGGAACCACAAAGTCGAACAACTCGTAATGTTTGTCTTCGAGCGCATTACCGTTAGGTCGTACAGCGACACGAATCTTTGTATCAATCATTGTGCGATTTGTGGCGGACAAACATGATACAATTGCGCCATTCCACACCACAAGTGTATAAGTCAGTCCACGTTGTGGCGGCAGGAGCTTCTTGTCCGAGTACCCTCTTAATTCCTGCCATCACATTCCTCCAAGCATTAGAGTTAGACCTTCAGCTTCTACGACAGCTTCATTGATCGCAGTCGTTGTTGCGTCAATTGAATACTGAACTAGATAGTCCACATAAGATCCGTTTATCACCTGAACACCACCTAATGGAGCTACCATAACAAATAACGATCTATACATCACCCATTCATTAATGTACCCATCCCAAGCAATCTTTACTACAGACCCAGGGATTAATTGTTTAATTAGAGTCCACGGGCCAATAGCTACTTCAAAGATCGCCGGCGGGTTTGTGCTGCTACCGCCACGAAAAACCCTGTCGCCTTCTGATAACGGCGGGCCACCTACAGCAGACTGATCTGGAATGCCCTCGTTATTAAGGTAGTCTTCGGCGACAATCGTCTTAGCTTCCCAAATTTCAGTCGGCACGTAGAGGAGTGAGTCTGAACCCAACCCTGCTTGGTTTTCTGGATCAGACGAGATAGCTGTTGGGCCAGAGGGACCTTGTGCCCCATCGGCTCCTGGTTCTCCTTGAGGACCTTGTGTCCCATCGGCTCCTGGTTCTCCTTGAGGACCTTGTGTCCCATCGGCTCCTGGTTCTCCTCGTGGGCCAGAGCCAGTTACTTCAAACTCGATTTCCGGAAAGACCCGAGTGATGTCGAATACTACATCTGGGTAGATCGGCGTAATCTCAATGATGACATCGCTCATGGATCTACCACCACAGCCCGAGACACGTCGGGAAGAACCTCCACCTCAAACGTTCTAGAGGAGAAAGGCTTTCCGTCAGCGTCTTCAATCTCGATGTCTGAAACCCAAACACCCGGCTGCATCTCTGACGTAATAACGTCTTCGAGCGAGCCATACAATACACCGCTATCAGCTTCGGACATGTCCATGTCGACGGTTACGAATGAACCAGCGTTTGGGCTACGACGAATCTGCCAAGTAATCGTGTACCCATCTGTAAGATCTACGAGACCTTCTAGGTTACCGACGGTCACCATACGGGCGTCTTTAATCGTTACTCTGGCGACAGGTGCGAAGTCTCCACGCTTCCAACTACTGATAGCGGTCATTGTATCTTCTTTCTGTTAAGACCCGTTACGGGTTCTCGAGATCGTCGACACGCTTCTCGAGCTTAGCGATCATCTGAAGAAGGGTGTCGGTAGCAGCGAGAGCAGAGGCTGACCCAGCGATTACGTAGCCCGTACCAACTGCGCCACCCGGAGCATTGGCCTTTCCTTCAACCTTCTGAATAGCCGCCTTGACCGTGTCGGTCGCCTGCACATCGGTGCGACCAACCACAACGGCGTAGCCAGTGAGGACGTCGTCAGTGCCGGTAAGCGAGACGGGGTTACCCGAACTATCGAAGAAAGCGACCGGCTGAATGTGAATGGATGGATCAACCGTCGCCTGAGAGACGGCCTGAAGCTGCTGAACAATTGCGTCCATTTGAGATGTCCTTTCTGGGACTTTGTCGTGGTTTATGTAGGTTCTTTTGCCGTTCCAAAAGGTTCGACCGAAAAGTTCCTCCTAAATATCCCCCCGGGGCCTTTTTTAAG